TCTTCGACCGTACCCGGCCCGTCAACAGGTTCCTCAAATGGCGCGGACATATAACGTCCACGGTATAGAAACCCCTCACCGGTCTTCGAGCAGACAACACCTTTTTCAGTAGTCGTGTCAAATGGGACGGTGATGCTCCCGAATGGATCGGAGACTTTTGGAAATACTGCTTCGTTAAAATCTAACAGGTCGGTCTTCTTGACACTCTTGTCCTCGGTCACAGCATACATCTCTGCGGAATTGTCCCGGGTTGCAACCGCTGTGATTGACTCATGATCGAATGGGCCGGACAGCGAGCTTGTGCGCTCGTCGATTACATAACCGAGATACTTTGAGGATAGCGTGTTTCCTGTAAAAGTTGTAGGTGCTTGCGTCGCTGTAAGAGCGGTAGGTCCTACTGCTGGGGCTACGGTACCTCCGCCTCCGCCAGATCCTCCGCCAGATCCTCCGCCAGATCCTCCGCCCGACCCCGACCCGTCTTGCGCGGCACTGAGATTTGTCGGTCCTGAAGCGGGCTGAGTCGTTGCATTAAGAGCGGTTGGTCCAACGGACGGTTCGGAAGCTTCCGCTACACTTATTCCCGTCTGCGTCCAATCCGCATCAGTTGGGCACATTTCTGATATATCTGAAGTTGTTTCAATCCCTACAGATCTGTACCAGCCCATGCTTGCACAGGCACCTTGGCTCCCATTACTTATCCAGTCTACGTAGTCTGAGTCCTGGGTGATCATTTTGATCTCCATATACTCAGGAGTCAGGGAGTCAGCATCCTCAAAGAATGAAAACGTTGCACCCAACCAATGTTTCTCAAAACCTGTTCTAGCTGCTGCACTACCTACACCTGACCAGGTAGCGTTGTTATATGCGATATAATCATCATAATTAACATTCGCTCCGTAATAGTTCTGATGTAGAAAGCAGATGTTATCTGAGATAGCTGTTTTCTGCCCGTTCGAGTTTAATATTAAAATGTCGTGCTCGTCATTGTTGGCACCAGCACCTGCTCTGAAGATCGGGTAGTTTTGAGCAGTAGAGGGTCTTTCCTCTATTTCCATCCTTTGAGTAGTCTCATTCCATTGCCACAGAATACCGCCTACCCACCCTGCATATTGTGACTGCCCAAACGTCCCGTCGTTTATCGTAGCTTCTCGGTAAGGTATTATCTTACCACCACTGGTAGCCCCCGAGTCGTTCACTATACCTTGCGTAGGATCGATAACATAGACGTTGATCAAGCACTGATCCACTCTGCCAACATCGTTACTAAAGTTAGCGGATTTATTCCAAGTTTGTCCTGTGACGTTACCGCTCTGATCCCTTGTCCACTCATGTTCGATACTCCATGCAGGTGTCGTACTACCAGACGGCTCGTCACCCCAGTATTTAGAAGTTCTCGTATTGTACTTCGCGATCCATCTAGTAACATCTGCGTCCTGTGGGGCAGGATCTCCCCGAAATGGATCATCGCAATTTACACCATTTAATACCCACCTATCTCTAGGCACGCCTACTTGCCTTGCATCCTCGACATAACTCGTCCCATCAAGGGGGTCGTGGTCGGCGAATACGCCTTTCCCACTTTCCCACAAACCGCTCACGTCATTAGACATTCCTGACATGGACATATTCGGTCTGCCTGGGAACGTACTCATCTCGGGGCATCCGTTTAGATCTCCGTCCTCTTGTAAGAAATGAGCATTATGATCAGTTAGGATATCACTAGGCACTTCGGTAACCGCCGTTTGGTGATATTTTGTAGTAGCACAAACTATTGTGGGAGGCATTGTAAATTGCGCGCTTAGCGTGCTCCCCGCTGGTTGTGGCTGATCGGAAGGAACCCAATGGTATGCCCGCCATTTATACTCACCTGATGCGAAGTCTATGTACTTACTCAGTCTGCAATTTGAATCCGTTGTATGAACATACTCTCTGGCAACTGCGTCGAATGTATAGTTTCCCTCGCAGATATCCGCTGAGGAATCCGTTTTAGTAATATTTATCGTCTCGCAAAAGCTCATACTGGAAGAAGGTGGGTAGTGTTATTGTGGTCAAAGTACCTGTTTTCACTAGTTGCATAGTTGTGAGTACCAGCACCAGAACTGATGAACATCTCTAAGCGTTGACCACTGCCTAATGGGTTGGGCAAGTATGCGGGGGCACCTACGGAAGGTATGCCCATTGGCGACCCGGCACTAGCGTTTGCCATCGTCCAGAAGAACGGGGCTGAGTTCGAACCGAGTCTCTTGACAACGTTGTATACCCCAGTTGTGTTTCCAGCGGCCACCCACACATCCCACACTCCGCCTGTAGAGGCATCAACTTCTTGGTAATGCCAAGCTGGGGATCCAAAACCCGCATTCCAGTTACCTGTCGCTCCCGTAGCAGTAGTAGCGATAAACACATCCAGATCCAGAAGACCAGCGTATGTCATCTCGATCCAATGCTGATAAAAACTGCACGTTGAATTGCTACGAAGGAAGTGCCTCAACCCACCTCCTGGGAAATACATGCTCATCTCAACATTACACGTACTCCCCGTGTTTGCTGTTGCTGCTAGTTCGGATGTTTGCGTCGGGGTAGCTACGTTAGTAAAGCTCTGGTACCCGAAATTATTGATATGATAAGTGCTTAGAGTCGGGTTGTACGTCAGCCCAGTAGCGTACATCTTGTCCCCAGCGTAACTCGGCGTTCCCGGGATAAGATAGTGCAAATGCGGAAACGGCATGGCGGTCGCGGTTAGTACCGTAGGTCCGCTAGCAGGTGCGGATGCTTGCTGAGTTGCCGATAACCCTGTAGGTCCGCTGGTTGGTGCAACGACCTGCTGAGTTGCTGACAACCCTGTCGGCCCATTAGCAGGTGCAACAATATACTGAGTTGCCGACAACCCTGTCGGCCCACTGGTAGGTGCAACAATCTCCTGAGTTACCAGCCCTGTTGGTCCACTGGTAGGTGTAACAATCTCCTGAGTTACCAGCCCTGTTGGTCCATCAGTAGGCGCGGTAATCGCTCCCAAACCTGTTGGGCCGTTGACGGGCTTGACAATTCCGGAAAGGCTGGTCGGACCCTCCGTGGGCTTTCTCGTATTTACGGGACTCTCCGAGCTTTCTACAAATACCCAATACATTCCAGATTGGGGATCATATGTAGCGAATGAATTCTCCAGATTAGCGGGGTGTTCCTTCTCCCATTTGCCCTTCGCTTTCCAACTTGCCTGTTGAGGATCGGCATACGATTTAAAGTCTTCGGCTCCGCGCACAGCTGCCTCGTCCTTATAAATTTGTCCGTCGTGACCCAACCAAAAAGGTTGCGTCCCCCCGTCTCCTGCAACGGTTTGAGAGTTAACTGCGGCCGAGGTGTTCGTGGCCGACACCTGTTCTGTACGGTATCCCGTACTAGCCTGATCGGGAGATGGGGCATATAGAATATGGCATCCTTTATCGGTGTGAACGACTACCCGGTCCTGCCGGGTGCTCAAAGCAGTAATTTTTGAGGCGTTACTCCCCAAGATTCGAACCTCGCTCAACACACCTTCGTAGTGTCCCGTTTCGTAGGTTGAGTATGGATTGTCTCGCACGGGCTGTGTAACACCAGCGGGTTCGGAAATATAAACGACTAGCGGGTCGGCAGGATTACCTGCTGCAAAGATAGTTTTCTTTGGTCCGGCGACATAAAATTGACAGTTCGGAAACCTTGACCACTCCTGACTGTAAAGAGTCTGATCTGGAGTCACACTGTGGGTGATGTGCGGAGGGCCTTCGCCAATCGTGACAACTGCCTCCTCACTCCCATCGCCTAAGGCGTACAAGCGATTACCTACTGGGGTTAACGATGCGTCCCCTTGGTCGAAAACAGAGTTATTTATCACACCGTAGCTTGCACCAAGTGATACAAGAGCGGTGTTCTCCGTGGACGTTACAAGCAGGTCATGGACTTCCGACTCTCGACTAACGAAAAAGAGCGAATTCCCTTTGCCGTCATCTGCGGCCGACACATGATTTTCAGCAATCGCGGAGAACTGGCTGACATCCCCAATCTTAGACCAGACCGGTCCGGATCTTAATCCTCCCGGGCCGTGCGGTACACAACCTTCGACCGTGCGCAAGCTCCCCCGATCCATATCGTCCCGGTGGGTTTCTATGCCCGTAAAGGCCGGTATGCGAAAAAATCTCACTTCTTATTATTATCCTTAGGTTCGTAAGGAAACAACCGATTGAGTTTTGCCTGTCTTTTCTTACAGGCTCCGCATTGGGGTATTTTTAGCTTGTCCGTGATCTTCTTGACCGTATCGCCCAGGCCTTTTGAGGGTTCTTTCTTTTCGTCGGTCATAACACTTTCCACGTACTAGTTCCGTTTATGGTTGTATAGTTCCCAAAAAATAAGTGGTGGGTTGCGTATGCAGTTCCCGTTTTATAGACCTTCCATAATCCGGAGAGAAATCGTACGGAGTAATCATTGACTCCACCCCCAGCTGATCCGCCAGTGCTATCCGTGGTAAACCGGCAGAAAGTCGACGATATCGTGTATTTGTATAGAGTCGTGGTCGTAACAGTGCCCTGACTATCCGTCTCCTCTAAGGTTATGGAGTTCGGCATTGTTGCGAACTCCGAGCAATCATCGTAATTACCTGTGGGAGGATCCTCCCCACATTCGCATGGTATGAGAAGGGAGTCCTCGACTTCCCTACCGACATCTACTACCGCCCCGCATTTGTTTAGCGTGAATGCTCGGGTCTTTGTCAAAAGAACCGTTCCAGCTGAAGTGTGCGAGTATATCGACACGCTCATGAGTTGGTTGAACCATACGCAAGTGCCCAGGGACACTTTCCAGGATGTGTCTGGACTGCTCTCGTCAATCCCTCCGGATATTAACTCCTCTATAGTGTCGTCGCATGCGCAATCGGTAAGCTCGGAGCATCCGTTCCAAACTACTATGCCTATAGGGTCTTCGCCCTCGTATCCAACCGATTGGTAAATCTCCCCTTGCTCGACAAGCAGCCCGTACCAAGGACAGTCCGTATCAAGGATCATCATATCTCCGTGCTGTACGGGTTTGCTTGAATTCTTCTTATCCTTAATCGCATTCGCAAAAGCCCATTTTGCCTTTGCTACGGAGTCCACTCCTCCAAATTGCCCGGATACCCAATGTAGAACGAAGGGTCTGTCAGAAGAAACGATTTGCTGGTAGGGCCTCTCTTCGGTAGCCTCGGTATTGGTCGTGACTTGAGACTCGATTTCCTCAACCTTCCGCTTCAGCTCATCGAGCTTATCTTCAAGCTCCTCTAACTCCTCCTCCTCGTCCATTAGCTGACAAAGGTTAGCACAACCTTCCAGATCCTATCCTTACCGTGCGAAAATATGGGTGATACTGACGAACCTGAGTTCTGACTATATTGATCGATAGTCGAGCGATCTATGGCGTGAGACCAGTTTACCTTCCCTCCCGCCCGGGTAATGGCCTTGGTCTGATAGTACGGATGGTTTATGCCGGGAGTGGACGAGGTTTGTTCCTCGTATACGTCGTCCCCCTCCGCATCATACCTATGCTCGGTAACTGTGGTCACCGAATTCGCGGGGTCGAAACTTACATCGACCGTTATGGTCTGGTCTTCACGATACCTGAATATGTAACCCATAGGGACGGCTTTCGACACCCGTATTCCGTCAACATTACTCCCGGAGGCAGTGGGGTTGTCGGTGTCAGGGTTGGTGGGGAAGACTATATGTGCACTAGCATCGTACATATATACCGAATTAGGCATACTCTGCTTGAATCCCGTCCCTCCGCCATCAAGATACTCCATGAAAAAGTCCATACTCACGCTTGGCTTGAGACTGCCCATTGAGAAGTAGCTAGCCCAAGCGTCGCCCGCTGTTTCACCCACGACGTAAGATACATAGCTCCTCATTACGGATATCCCGGATCCTCCGCTCACTGCTCCGAACTTATGGTTTTTTATGCCATTGTGATCAAACTCCACGAGGTTCGGGTAGCTGCTACCTGAACGCCCTCCCCCGCCTGCACGAGAAGTCCAGTGGTCGGTTACGGGGGCAGCCCACGAGACCTGCCATATGTCAACTCCAGGGTTGGAGCTATCGACGGTTGCCGTTGCCCTGAGCCATCTCAGGGACAAGCTGTCGGTGGACGATATGCTAGCGAGAATCGTTGCCAGAGACACAGGCGTTCCACCCACACTGACTTTCGGTGTTAGAATACCAGAAGGTGTGTTGGCGGCATTCGCGAAAAGATTTGTTGTCGGCGAGTTGTCCTCGTAGCTAACTGATACAGGTTCAGTATCCTTGATTACTTTCGGTAAATAATCCCAGGGATCATTCTCATTAACACTGGAGTTGTGAGGGTGAGCCGCCCAGGAAGTGGCGTCATAACCTCGAGCGTGCTCAGCGCGCAAAACCGCATATCGGCGTGACATCCTCTTAAGGTCGCCACTCTCGCTTATGGATTCGGAGCTCCAAGTATCCCTAATGTCTGCGAATTCTCGAGTCAGGTACGCCTTCTCCATAGAGCCCTGCGCAGTCTCAAGTCGCTGGTTAACTAGGTAGTGGTCGGTAAACTCCTCGTCGGCGGTTCCGACATCAAGGAAAAGTGGGTTGGTCGCATCGACTATTCCGGCCTTGCAGGCTCTCGGCCCTTGGACTACGTACTTGCGTGCCAGCTTATGGAAGCCCAGTACACTGTCTTCCGTGACTGTAGGTCGTCCGAGAAGGCGAATTGTCAGGTCTTTAGGCATTACCAGCCTCCGCGTTTTGTGAGTCTTAGAGAACCTTTGTGCTTCTGCGGTGATACTAGAGTTCTAAGCCTTTTACGGGCTTCCTCAGCCATACGGGCGATGAACTCTTTATTATCCCCGTTGTAGCGGGGGTCGGAAAGCATCTTACCTTGAGCAATTGGGAAAAGTATGTCCCACACTAAGTCAGAAGGCATACGAGGCTCGTCGGTATCCAACTCCAGATCGGTGGGGACTATGTTAGCGAACAACTCAACCTGGTATGCTTTTTCAGGTATTGGGTAAAGAAACAGTCTAGGGATGACCTTGTTATCAGTCCCGGAATTTCGATTATCCAAATAGTACCAAACTGGGCGCCCTTTCTCCGGCTCATTCTCTTTATATTTCGGGAAGTTCAAACCCCGACCTTGAGGAGATTTGAAATCCCATGCAAATATGGTGCGAGCTCGAATCTCATCTTCGGGCCCGGACATAGGTGATAGTGGGCCTTCGCCGACAAGCACCGGGATCTTATCAACGGATGTAACATCCGCCGATAGATCGGCTGATACCTGGTCTTTTACGAAGTCCAACGTGAACCCTTTTTGGGCCCACATAGGTCGTTTGCCGTCAAGAGGAGTGTAGCACTCCCGATAGGCTTGATTGATAAAAATACCTACTCTGTCCTGATCAATTTGAGGAAGATCGGACACTTCGTCCGCCCCCAACATCGAGGCCAGTTGATTTTTAAGCGAGAGATAAGAAATGGAGGCCATAAAGCCATATTACTCACTCACTACCGGTTCTTCCACCGGTTGAGACTTGGCTTTCGTCTTTCGACTTTTGGCCTTTGCCTTCGGTTTTTCCTCTACCTCTTCAGCCTCGGGCTCCATCCATGCGGAGAAGAACATCGTCCGATAGACCCTGCCTTGGGTACGAAAGATATCGTCGCACTCCTTCTGGTCCTTCGGCTCATAGGCAAAATACCTGATTTCCGGATCCCAGAGGAAGTTATACCTTACTTGAGATAGTCCTTTAATGCGAATGGAGGGATTAGTCCCTGCCATGTTTTTCTTTCCGAGTATGATGATTTTCATGATAAAAAAGAGACCCCGCCCAGGATAGTGCCAGGCGGGGTCTCGAGTGGATTAGTGGGCGGGAAAATTCCGTACCATTACGCTTGCGTAAGCGACAATCCTGGAACTTGGCGAACGCACTCGACCAACTGAACCGCAGGAACGCGGCCTCTGGTGTCGTGACGAGCACCCATTCCGTAGACGGACTGAACACCAACAGCGCTCAAGTGAGCTTCGTTGCCGGAGTTCGCGAAATCGTCATAGTGGTAGATGCTTTCACCGTAGATTTTACCCTTGGCGAAGTACATTGCGTCCTTACCCATTGCAAGAGCGTAGCCGATTGGCGTACCCAAAGCGTTGGCTTGAACGAACATAGCACCGGCCGAGAAGGCGTCTCCGGTTTTGACGTTTCCGGTCAATCCTCCGTCACCAGACACACGAGTAAGTGCGATGGTTCCGAAGCTATTTGCGATGTCGGATTGAGCGTAGCTGTAGAGAGCAACCTCACCGTTGGTGTCGATACCGAGGATGTAGTAGGTTCCGTCGTCGTTTTGACCCATTGCAACACCACCACCACCTGGGATGTTGATGAATGCACCGCGGAAGTTGGCAACGTAGTCACCGTCGGTTCCGCCGATTCCAGAACTTGCAGCGTCAGCAATTGCGTCGAATGCGTAGAACGTAGGCAACAATGGAGAACCTTGGCGCCCACGAGCTGTGTCGATGAGAACGTTGTGGTTAGCGATTACATTGTTATCCCACTTGGCATACGAACCAGTGTAGAGCTTGTTACTGTCGGAACGACTGTCAGCCTGGAGGATAGCCTCGAGGTAGTCAGGGTCGGAACGCAGAGGACGAAGAACAGCATCAGGAGCGAAGAACAGGTAACCAGGGATGTCCTGATTGACGTCTCCGCCAGTGTTGATTGGCTCACCGCCGTTGGCGATCAGTGCTTGCTTAGCCTCTTGGATGATGTCGGTGCTGAGACCGTCAACATACTTAAGTGCTCCAGTTGAGTCAGTACCGTAGCCGCTGATGTAGTTGCTTCCGGTAGCGTTCTTCAAGCAGATCTGACGAAGTGCGTACTGAAGCTGGTCCTGCTCTGTGCGACCCATCCATTCGGACATGACCTCAGCTGAGAGCTGATCGATGGTCTTGCCGGTGAAGCGCATGAGCTTAAGGACTTGCGTCCAGGAAACAGCGTGACGAACGAGGTCAACTTCAACGGAGAATGTCCCGAAGTCGAGGTTGTCGGTGCTGTTCTTCAGAACCTCTTCCCCACGTACGCCTTGCCCACGGATGGGAGCGACTGTGGTGAAGGTTACTTTGTCGGAACCGCCGGCGCTGAGATCGCGCTTTTCGGTAATAGGTTTGCCGCTACCTTCGCCTCCGATGAACTTTGCGAACACGTTTTTTTCCCGAGCGTCACGAGTGACGAGCTCAGACCAAAGTCTTGAGCGCAAGTCGGAATTAGCGTCTCCGTTAAGAAGATCGGCATAAGAAGATATGCGTGGTTTGATCAGGTCAACGTTAGCGTTGCCTGCTGCGGTAGAATCGAGTGGTCCGGGAGAAGCCGGAAAGCCACCCGCTTGTGATTTAGTAGCCATTGTTAATTAGAATTTAGTATAGTATAGGTTGATCCCCTATATCTATCGAAGAGGCTGCTTACCTCCCGGTGAGCCCAGCAGACTGTAAAGGTCGTCTTTGCTCATATTCGGAAGATCTTGAACCAACCCCTCTCTAGACACAGAGGCGTTTACAGGTTGTTGCGTATTTCCCGTTGTCAGAACTTTAGCTTGAGTGCCCATCTGCGGAGCCTGCTGTTGCGGAATGGCCGTTGCCGGCTGTTGCTGCGAAGCTGGCTGCGAAGCTGCATACTCATTAGCTAGAAGTTCAGGCCACCGAGGTGACTGAAAAACCGCTTCATAGTCGGGATGGGATTGAGCCTGGTTAATGAAATCGTCGAATTGCTTTCTATGAATTGAATTCTTGTCCTGCAAAACGGGATACTTTTCGTAGACCTTATCCCTGCTCTCCACCGCTTTTGATTGGTGGTTTTGATACTCTTGCTGCTCGTAAGCCTCTTGCATGCGCTCTTTACGGCTAGTTAGATTTTGCAGCTCGAGCTCCTTTTTCATGATCTCACGCTGATATTTCAGCGCTTCGGTCGTTTCCAAGTCGTCGGCTGCTTGTTCTACTTTACCTTCAAGCTCAGTAATAGCTGTCGCAATCTCTTCAGCTCGCGTATCAATGCCTTGGAGAGGGTCGGGCTCGTTCGCCTCGACTTCCTGTGGCTGTTGAAAGTTTTGAGGAGCGGTTTGGACGTCCTGACCGTAGATGACTCTCGAAGCATCGGCAAAAGAACCTGCAAAACCTTCGGATCTATAAAGATCGATGACCTGCTGGTCTAACTCGTTACGAGGACGAATCCTACGTTTTCCGAGTTGCGCTTCCTCTTCCGGCTGCTGACTTTCGACCTCCGTTCCCGGGATTTGCTCCTCGGCTTGCGGTTCTTCGATAGCCTGCTCCTCAGCTACGGGCTCTGACGTTATTCCAAGAGCATTACGGATATCATCGGATGATGCATCTGCAAGGCTCAGCTCTTCGTTTTGCGGGGATTCAACCTCCGCATGTTCTTGTTCCATAATCGGAACATAACTCTTTGGTCACTAAAAAGTAACCGGTTGCAAAACACTATTTGCCTTTGGAAGCGTACCCTTTTGTGCCCGGTTTTTCGCCTTTTTCGGCTTCCTGTTGTGACATTATCTCGAGAGCGCAGTCGCCTTGAAAAACATCTTTACAGAGAGTAGGTGAAGGGCAATCTCCACGGCACGCCTTTTTTTTAGCACCTTTCACTTTGTCTGAAGGCGCTTTACCCTCTTTTTTATTTAGGTTTTCCATCCTTATAATATCTTACGAGTTTCCAAATCATGTACACGCAGGTCAGAGCACCTGCCAATATACCTAAAAGTTCATTCCACTGACCCAAGGAAAGAGAAAGGCTAGTTCCGGCCATCCCCACTATCGGTGTCGTATCACTCATTTCCGCCCTCCAGGCGTGTAGTAAAACCCGACAACCATTGGTGCCAAGATTACAACGAAATACGTAGCGAGGTGCCCTGTGGTGAGCGCCACAGGGGTTTGCTGCGACGGATAAGTGACGAGTCCAAAAAGGAAGGAGGTTTGTCCGTCTCCGTTTGGGTTTGAGAGGGTGATGATTTCGGCTGATGGGAAGAGCGTGCAGAGGATGACGACCGCTGAGAGTGTAGACATGAGAATAACAGCGAGCAGGCGACGAGTAGCGCGAGTAAACTTCCCGCCCTCGCCGTTAGACATCTGTTCTTGAAATTTAAGCGCGAATTCATTTCCTCTACACTCCCTTGCTAGTTCTAGTTCAAACTTTTGCTGGCGATTGTCCGCAATCGTGCCAAACACTCCTTTGAGAATCGAGCCCAGCGCCGCCGAACCCCCTCCCGTTAAAAACATTGTCAATATCTCGAACATCAGTCCTTTGGCTTGTCAGTCCCTTGATATCTTAAATTGTCAACGTGCCCATCAAGTTTATCAACCCTTCCCTCAAGATGCTGTATTTTCATATCTTGTTGCGCATCAGCAGGTAATGCTCCAATCTCGCCACGAGGCCATTTTATCCTAAATTCACTGTTCAATTCGACCTGTTGATTCAATCGAATCACATCAGTATGCAGGGTTTGCACGTCTGCTTTAAACTCAGCCACCAACCATACCGCACTCCCGACAAAACCAATGGTTTTCAGCATGAACATCGCATTGGCTTTTACCTGTGTGCTTTCGTCTAATTTAACAGTCATTTGTCTAACTTTGAAAAAAGTGATTTGATGTCTTCTCTCCGGTCTTCGGATATCTTTTCCAGATTTCTTACCTTTTCAAACTCCCTCGCCGTAGATACCTCGAGCTTTGTATTTTTAGCTTTCAATACATCAATTTCTTCCTTCAACCTCTTCAGAAAGAAACCGAGTACGGAAACGGCTACGCTAAGGCCTAGAAAGATGTAAGTTTCCATTAGGTCAGACTTTCAACCGTTTCGTATTGCATATGTTAGCTTATTTCAGTCTCAAACCATGAATCGTCCCAATCCACTAATTCGGAAGACTCGAAAAGATTGTCACATTTCCATTTTCCTTCAGCCATTATTGGGAAAGTGAACTTCCCGACGTAAGAACTTTCGGGGTTGATAATCTCCATCACGTCAGCGTACTTGTCAGTACCTTGTTGTGGTATTCCAAGAGCCGTTTGAATGTCCGAAATGGACGATGTGCCCTGTGTTGAAGTGTTAAATATTTTTGCTTTCATTATGATGTGATTGGGTTCGAAGCGTCTATCCCATATTTGTTGGCCAAGTAGTTTACCACGGTGTTCATCTCTCCGCCGTTAAGGTCTCCGTTACCGTCAACCGTGTATCCTAAGAGTCCTCGAAAGATTAAAACTTCGTGATATATACCACCACCAGTATTAGTATTCGTACCCCCGAAATGTTGGTACCCCTCTCCTAAAAACCAATCACCTGCCAGTGCGTTATCAATGGTCGCTTGGGATCGGGCGGTTGTACCAGAATAGCCAACTTGATTCCCTTCGAAAAGTTTTTGGTCACCATCCCCGTCCAATACAGCGATAATGCGTGGTCCTTGACATGAAAGCGTAGTGTAGCTCGATGCGTAGTAGTTACCACCTAAATGGGCGATACGTGCTATTTTAGTGCCTGATATATTTATTCCTGCGTCTTTGTACAACCCAGGCACGGTCTCCCCTGTCTTTGTAGCGCCAACAATGTTGGTGTAGTAGTTGGCGTTGGGTGTCGTTACGGCAACGATAACGGTCATACCATCAGAACCTGCTGCGAATGCGTGGTTCGTGTCGTAAAATCCGAGGGAAGTAGAAGAAGGCATACGGATTCCAGCGTGTCCTCCTATTTGAATGAAAGAGCCTTGGTCAGCCGCAGTCGCTTGGTCAGCGTCCCTACTGTTCCCCGACCTGTCCTCCCAACTTGACACAGCCACACCAAAGGCAGGGTTGCCTGACGAATCAACTCCGTTAATGCGACTCGCATCGTAGTGCATATCGGGCTGAGTGGTGATGACATAAGGTGTTCCAGCCGTATAAAGTCCCGAAGGATACGCTAGTTCACCCCCTGCCGCATCGTAGAGTCTCCACGCTGAACCGTCCCAGACGATGATTTGTTTTGTATCCTCTTGGTAAACGGTGTCACCAGCGGATGGGGATGCAGGACGAGCTGATGCGTCTGCGCAAGTTTCTAGTGTGCTTGTCATAGTGCTTTAAGTGTCGTTGTAAATTTGCCAAGCCGCCCCGTCATAGACGTACAAGTCATGGGTATCCGTTGCGAAAGCTATTGTCCCTGTCGGGTCTCCAGTTCTCGCCAAGATCGTTGCTTCAAGGACTCGAATGTCGATGTTGAAACCTACTGCTGCGGGAGGTTGGGCAGCCCCCCTGTGTGTGCCGTCGGCGTCATCACTCCACCGATATCTGGGTTCTATACCCCCAAAAGGTCTGTCGTACGGTGAAGGGCGCCCGCTTAAAGTGTGGGGTGAAGGCCGACCAACCAAATCCACGCTGCCTGGATGTAGGTCAACGTGTTCTGTGGTGTCAGCAATGTCCCCCCATCGAGGCATTTTATGTAGTGGTCACGTTCGCATGCCCAGTACCCTCAAGCTTATAGCCTGCGGTATTTCTGGAAACAGCTGCGTACGTTAAGTCAGAAGCTGCGGGAGCAGTCGTGTCCGAATAGGTAACGGTAGAGTCCGACAGCGTAGCCAGAGGGGTTGTAGCCGCAGCGGTTATGAGCGTCTCAAGATCGGAGGTAGTGGTAGCTGAAAGCCCAGCCCAACGCCAGACTTCTATGTTATCCACATCCGAAACAGACGAGGGAGTTGTCCATGATAAGTTTACAGTAGCCATGTATAAAGCATGGCTATTGAGGCCAATATCCTCAACCGGTTGCGTTTCGTTTTACCTTGAACAGCTCGGGGTGTTCAACTTTACGGTTCTTTACTTCAATTTTAAGCGTCTTTTCCGCGAGAGCCATCGGCGATAAACTTTCAAGCGCGTTAATGACTGCCTTGATCTGCAAAGTTTCCTCCGGGGAGGTGGCTGGGTCAAGGAGCTTAGAGAGGTATCTGGCTCTTTCCTTTTGAAAACGTTTTTCAAGATGGATAAAAGCTTCATCTACTGTAAGTCGCTTGATGTCAGCGAGCTGGTCGAAAACGACTATGTCGGTCATTTAAATGTTACCCCGCAGATCCCGAACGACTGCTCTGAAAGGCTGAGTAATCGAAGTTGCTGCCGTCGCTACCCCAGGTGCTGGCGTAATCAAAATATACCGGATAACCGTTTCCAGAGCCAGAGGTGTTTCCGTTTCCGTCGTATGCGGTCTCCCAATAAGTATAAGGGTCGCCGTCAGGTAAGGTTGCTGCATCAAGATCAAAAGGAGTGCCGTAAGACTGTGTTTGGTCCCAAGGGTTCCCGCTAAAGTCACTACTAGTATCTATGCCAGCGATCACGTAAGCCATCTCATATCCCCCGCCCCCGTCATAACCTAATCGATTCAGACTCCCGCTATCCTCTACATAAAGCGTCCAGCCGCACCATTCCGTACCCATTGCGTCCGTGTCTAGATCCGTCCATGCAACTACGAATTTGTCGGACGAATTTGCTACGCCCGTTGCGGAGTAGGTATGCGGTCCTGTACTTCCGTACGTGTTGGCATCATAAGAAAATGTAATCCCCGCTTCAGAGCTTCCAGCCCAACCAGTGTCGTTCGTAGCATCGTAGTCTGCAGCGAAAGAAAGTTGGAACTGTAAAGTATTACTGCTACTAGACCCGCCTCCGCCGCCGCCGCTAACAGCAGAAGCTATGGAAGCCGCTCTGTTAGTTTTGGAAATAACTCCCGTTGAGGAGTCGTATCCTTTGCCGAGCGGTACAGAGAAAAGTCCGAAGTTGTCTCCAAGCTGACGCTTGACCACTTCGAGGGTTGATCCCTTTTTACGATTATTGATGCGGCCTTGCTTGAAGGCGTTAGGTGTTTTGCTATGCGTATAGTTCATAATTAAGCTTGATATTGGTTTTGTCCTTGTGGGTTACTATTACCCATACCAGAAGTAGCCGCGGCTACGCCATCGGTTGGGGCGGGGCTTTGCCCCTGAGCCGCGTTGTCACCAAGCATTTTTGCTATCTCTGCTTCCGTTTTAGGGTCGGGTGGTGCTTCCCGAGGGATTAGCTCATCCGTCTTCTCAAAGCCCATGGCATCTAGAATTCTCTTGAGCATAGGCCTCATGAACGGACGCATCTCGGGCGGCGATTGGAAATATCTTTCTTGAGTCTGCAAGGCGAGGTTGGCTTTCTCTATCGCCCTTTGACCTTGGTCTTGCGACAAAATTACTTTTACGTTGATCCCGACCTCCTCAATAGCTTCCGGGGTCATTACGCCGAAGGCTCTGATATCACCCTCCATGTACTCGAACACTTCCTCCTCATCCATGGTCGCCATGGAAACTTGAACGAGTTTGGTCAAATGCTCTTCAAAACCTCTCACGATCCTACGCATCCAACGGCGGCCGATCTTGGAGGCTTCCCTAAGAGTTGCCTCGACCCCTGTCGCCGTGTTGGCGGGAGCGAGTGCTTGATAATCACCCTGGGCCATATTGGAGACACCAAGCCAGAGCTGAACGATCCCAAACACAAAATCGATCAGCTCTTGGGTCTTGATGTCCACATTAGGGATAGCAGAAAATTGTAAAAAATCATCTATGCCGTATTGGTCCTTGAGCTCGAATATTTTACCGGCGTGTAGCTCTACGTCCTCAGGCTCATCCTCGACGGCCTGTGGATTGAAACCTACGACGGGGTTGGCAGCCAACTCGTTCCGATAGCTCTGAGCGTTGAACTGCTTGTCTACATATTCCTGAAAACTCTTGATACGCTCGGGCAAACTGAGGCCACACCACTTGTTTCTCTCCCTACCGATCGAAACCACGGAGTAAGGGACTTTGTTATCAGGCGTGAGCTTGGCTACGTATTCGTAGTAAATCGGCTTCTCGGTCTCGGGATCTATAAATATGCAAAATTCCTGAGGCTCTCCGGTTCCAAGTACATCACGCTTTATCCAACATTCCATAATCTGAATGCTTGGGTTCTCGTCGGAATCAAAGTCCAGGTTCTCGGAGTTATCGTTTTTTTCGATAGGGCTTCGAGGGTTGGCGTCTTTTTTGATGTGGTTGTAAAAATCTCCGAATGTGAGCCACTCGCGTTCAAGGAACATACCCATCGCCCAACGCAGATCCTTGTCGTATAGCTCTACGATAAAGTCGGCATCGTCAACGGACTCGGCGCTGGTCGGGCACATGAATCTGTCGGAATCCACGACCTCCGACATTGGACCTTTGTACCTTATCTGTTGAGTTGGGATACCCTCCGGAAGCGGTTGGAATTCGTGAATGCCCGGAATCATTTGGATCGTGGGGTCTTGTGCAAGTCTAAGCTCCGACTCTCCGGTCATTGGGTTAAGTTCGGGGATAAATTCAGCCTCACCCTCGAGTATCGGTCCTTGTCCGGGGATCTGTTCGAATTCCTGAGTCTCGTTATTGAACAAACCGTTTCTCTCGTGATCGTACCAAGTCGAGATGTCTTCCTTGTAGGTGGACTTGAGAATCAAAGCTCTTTGGATGAACAGGTGTAGATAGGACTCCTCGAGCCGTTCTCTCGTTCCCGCCTCATCCTCGATCTTCCAATTAAAGTATTTGTCGAAAGCTTCCGCCATCTCCTGATCTTGAGCCCCTTGAGCTTCGAATTTGAAGTACGGGCTGGTGCCGGTGATCTCGTCCTCGGCCCTGGCCATGAAGTGATCGACCACAAGTGAGGTCAGAGGAACGGAAAGATTGGAGTGCCCGAATATACTGTCGTAACTAACCCGATCGTCACGATCGTTATGGTACATCTTCCACGAAAGCTTGTCCGCCTCGATGCGCTCCCTGTTATCCTCTCGCAGCTGTTCAACGCGCTCCAGTGTGTATTTAACGAGCTTGTCTTCCTGCTCCTTGGTCAGGCGTAAGTTGGTTTCTTTCATTATATTGCTAGACCGGCTTTTTGTGCTCGGTTGATAACTTTGGTCATTAACTCTAACTCTTTAGCCTCGAGGTTCGCAATCCGATGTGCTTTCTCGACATCCGACATTTTACTGTCCTGGACCTTCTGTTTTTGGTCTCGATACTTCTGCTTAACTCGGTCGATTTGCTTAACGTCGGGCAAGAACTGGAGGAGTTTGTTCTGACGTTTTCTTTCCTGAGCTCGAACCTCGGCGGGTGCGTTTTCAACCACGTTCTCAGCTTGGAATACTGCGTCTCTGAGATGGTTTACCTTGGATCGCGTACGGCCTCCGTAGGTACTGCTTTTAAGAAATCTCTGAGCTACGGGGACTTGAGCAAAGTCAAAATCGTCAACCCCACCGGCTGCCGATAGGATGGCCCCCTCTGCGGTCTGCCCTACACCCATGAGGTATCCGAATATTATGTGCCTGATCTGGTTACCCGACCAATCCCACTTCCAATCTTCTTCCTCGCTGAATTCGAGAGGATTCTGGCCGAGCATACCACGTACGGAACCGTAGGAATCATCCGTTCCCCCGCCCCACTCGTTGATCTGTTTTGAGACTCCCGTCCAGAAAGCGGGAGTTTGTTTGGGGTCGCGTGTGTGTGCGGGTTTTGGATCCCCCCACGGGGTGTTCGGGTAAACTATTTCCTTACCCGTAAAGTCCTGATTGGCCATTACTTCGACCCAAGGCTTGATCGGAGAAGGAACAAACTCGGTAAGACCTACACCACCCATCGGGTTGCCCATGTCCTGAAGGGAAGTCGCAAAGTTTCCAGCGCTCTCGAATATTCCATGACCACCCCTTATGCCAGGAGTATAGTAGGAAGTCATATCCGCAAGCTGCTGCCCCGCGCCCCAAATACTGGCCGGCATACCGAGGGGTAAATTGATCGTCATATGAAAACCGTCGTCCTCCATACCTACGGCTTTAAGCAACCAACTAGGTACGGGGATAACTATCTTCCTGTGCCTGACATACGGGCTTACTTGATCGTACAATGGCTCGGTGTCCTCGTCCTCGTCATCATCCAAAAGTCTGGAAACGATAGCCCATGCATAGGATGTGCCCATGATCCCGCCAACCAGGATAAACCTCTCCTTCCATGAGCGCTTCTTAAGCGTATTCCAGGAACGGTTGATACCCGTGATGCTCGCTCTGAAGAACATATACAAAGCATTTATCGCGTTGGCTTTGTTACCCCCTTGGTTAAAGTCTACGGTCACCCGTCGTGAAATAAGTGCGGCTTCTTGGGTGGAGCGACCGTCCTTGATCGCAGCCCAGAAAGAAGAGATACGTATGGATTGTTCGGCGTATGCATTCATGGCGTCCATGTAAGCAACCGTTTTCTCCCACATGCGTTTCGGAGCCTTGCTTGGGTTTTCAGCTTCCTTCCGCATACTCTTAATGATATCAGGCACGCCCTTCGTGTTGAAATATCCGACCATGGCTCCGTTGGCCTTGGCGAACATGTACATCTTCACAGCATCACCCTCTTCCATAATTTTCTGAGCCATCGCCAGGTCTCCACCCTTGAATCCTTTGATGTCGACCGGGCTCTTCTTATCCTTCCTCAATGATAGTTCCGCTTCGAATGCAGCCTTACCGAACTTGTGGATATTCTTTAGGTTAAGAGCGTTCTTGACGAGCGACCTCTTGTCATCTTCCGTCAAGTGGATCAGAGCACTACCAAGGTCGCGGACGAAGTTAGGTATGATAAATCCAGGATTTCGAGAGGTGGCCATTTGGGACATGCGCTTCGTGATGCCATTCACTTGACCCAGGATCTCGGGCAATGACTCGTACCTCATGTTTTTCAACGCGGCCGCCATCATCTTACCTTTTCCGGTTTCCTGAAAGGATAGGTAGACCGGGGTACCCTCTTTGCGGTAGACAAATACATGCGGGTCATTGGCAAAGCTGGTGTTGATCCTCTTTTGAACCATTTTCCATCGGCCTGAAGGATCGACATCATCCCAGTTGTATTCCATCTTATCCACCGTCTGGACGTGTGTCTTGAAAATTGAATGGTACTCTTCCTCCATTTTCTTGCGGATGTTCTCATCCTTATGGAGTTTGTCCAGATCGACCCCCTCAAATGAGTCCGGTGTCGGGTAGTCCTCTTCCTTACCAAACGCTACCCTGCGCATCATGTCGTGGAGCTTGCCGTATGCATTAGCTACGGTGTTCTTATTCCCCCGGATCGACCCGTCTACATACTGCTGTTCGGAAGTACCCAGAACCTGAGTAGGATCGGGTGGTTTGATGGGCTTGCCGTTCTCATCCTTGTATCTACCGAAAGCACCTTTGGCCAGAAGCACTTGCTTGGGCTGATCAAAACCTTTACCTGAAGATTTGGTACCTTGCCCGAGAAGCTCCCAAGCTTTCTCTGTATCTACTATGGATTGAAACTCGCCCTCGAACCCTTGCATGGGTGCATACGAATAATTACTGAGCTTGCCGTCCGCGTCCTTAAATTTGAACTTCGAACCGGCTTTCTGCCAATCGAAGTACGATGCCGCGACTTTCATCCGGGAGACCTCTTCGGTCGCTATGACATCCATAGTTGCCCTGTTCGTGAGATCCTCAAGCTGTTGCTCGTAGAATAGCTGAAGGGGACTGTTCTCGTGATCCATAAACCTCACGAACGCTTGCGCTTGCTCCTTGGTAAGATTGCCAACCGCTTGGCCGGCTTCGAGTTTTTTAACTACATCAATAGCGGCGTCATCGGGGATTCCGGAAAGAGCTTTGTTCTTAAGCCTCTCGTTCAGCTCCTTGCGTCTCGCTTCTCTCTTCTTCTTATCCTTGATGTTCTTAACATCCTTAAGAGCATCCTTGATCTGCAAAGTGTGGTGATGGTTCCGGCTGGGAGCCATCCGGGCGAGGAGATATTCACCAACCACCTCTACGGTTGTTCCAGCCTCCCGTATGGCATTCATCATCGGGTGGTGGTATTTGATCTGGTGCTGTTCAAGCTCGCTCTGACCAAGCCCCAAATAGGTATGAACCTTACCCCAGGTATTCAGAGCGTCGTAGAGCGGGGTGCCCTTCTCCATCATCGGCCCGACGATGTCTTTGACCTCGTAGAACATCTTCTTCAGCGGGTGGAATTTGTCTACGTAATCTATTATGAAAATATCCTTCTTGCTACCCTGCCCCCAAGCCTGAGTGGATCCGCGCTTGGTCTCCTGGTACAGCTCCTTCCAGTTGTCCTTGTTGAACATCGTGGCGAAGAACCCGGCCTTGCGGTGGTTGTCCGCACCGTCATCCACGAGTTGAGAGCCGAGCTGGATATCATAGGGTCCGGGGTCGCCCGCACGGATTGTCTTACGTGCCGCCCTGTCGTCCATCCTCTCCGCAGGATCCACGGGGGTCTGCCGCATGTATTTTCTAACTTCTCCCCAGTTAATATCCTGCTTCCTTAGGTCGTGATACTCCAGGAACCCATCCAAGCCCAGTGCCATCTCCTTAAGTACCGTCTCATTGGAAGCATTGAACAAGAGATTCAGCTTCGGGTGTACGCTCGGCCAGAAGATTTTCTTCAGCAGCTCATTGAGAGCGTTCGCGGGTAACTTCTCAGCCGGGGCGTCGTCAGCGGGGTCATAGCCCTCGGGTGTTTTATCCGTAAAGTCTACGAGTTCGGGATTCGCGCCTAGCTCTTTAAGTAACCCCTCCGTATCATACGGATCAGTATCCACACCGGCTACCCACGAAAGCTCGGCAACAAACATGTCCCACAAAGAATCCTTATCCTTAAGGGCATATCTATTGGGTAGAAATTCTTTCTTAGACCACTCTGTGTGCTTGGGCCTAAAGCCCTTGCCCTTGGGGGTATTACCCTTTCTCGAGTCTCCTAATTGGGAGCCGAACTGCCCATCGTTTTCCATGGCGTCCAGGGAGTCCAGAGCTTCCGCCACCTCGCTCATCTCTATGTTCGGACTCTCCCCCACGAGTGGCTGCAACGCTTTGGTTCTAGCCTTAGATCTTTTGATAGTGTGCTTCCTAGCGATCCCCTCGATAAAAGAGAAAGGTCGGTCATTCTGAAGGATTTCAGGCTTTTGCGAGGCATCTATGATTATGCCGCTCATATCGAGAGTGGCTTCCATAAGAGTGCCATCAATCTTCAATCCCAGAAGCTTCTTGAACGCTATAACAAAAGCCTCCCAGAGATTGCTGGGCGTCCAACCAGTCTTGGCGTCCTTGACGAGATCAGCTATATGTTTGGGGGTCTTAATCGATTTTAGCCACTTCTGAAAAACCGGATTACTAAGAGCCTCGGTTACAACCTCTTCATTGTTCGTAACGGACCCGTATGCAGTTTTGTTTTTAAGAATCCCGTCTGGGAGTCTGGCGTGCTCCTTATCCAGCACTTTACGTATTTCACCAATGACTTTATCCGCCTTATACTCGGGAAATTTCATTAGGTCGGCGTAAGGATCTTCTACAGTTTCACCCAGGTTATCCTCTTCAAAAAGGCTAACCGCTCTATCTCGGAATTTCTTTGTAGTACCCACGCCAATGTGGGATTCAGCCAAAACGTGTATGAGCTCATGTATAAATGCATGCGGGGCGGCACCATGCCCCATGTACATTCTCATACCCCCAACTTTTTCCTTGTGCCCGTGGTCTCCAAAATCTCGAATGATCTGAGGCCTAACCATAGCCCCCCAGTTTTGATCTTTTCGTATTGGGCTGGTTAGATTTACAAACCGAACCTTAGTGTTTGCAAACTTAGCCCTATCTGTAAGCTTATAGAGCGAATTTAGGAATTGATCTAGTTTTCCTACATACGCAAGCTCACCTCGTATGGAAGTGTACAGGGTGTCTATGGTGGCTTTTACACGTGCCGGCATAGACTCATTGGCAACCCTGAAATCGGGATGCTCTGCCATTATGCGCCTTACCTTTGACATGTTCTCGGGCTTGAGCGCTTTTCTGAGAAGGCGGGCTCGATTTTTATAGTCCTTACGCATAGCGAGTAGGAAATCCCTAATTTCGACTCCGCCACTCTGCAAAATGTCTATCAGCATACGCCGGGCTTTTTTATTCTCTCTATTCAATTCCTTACCGTCTCTCGTAATCTTCCCTTCTCTCGCAAATCCGAAGTTCCCCCAGGGGATGGGCAACCTTTCCGAAGCGTAATCTACCCCGTAGAGCTTAAATACCTCAGGGAAAAAATCCGGATTCACAAACTCCTGAAGCCAGTGCGAACGGAGCAGACGGTGCTCCTTCGTGCTGATGTTTTTCATGGAATCCTCTACTGCCTCTTCTCCAAATAGGTTTGCGAGCAGTTGCAACTCCGAACGATATCTCTGTAGATCGGTTATCTCATCCACCAAATTGCCGGAGCTCACCTTGCCCTGAGCCAGGGATTCAAGCTGATTCGGTGGAATGTGCAACTGGGAGCCGAGCTGGACATCGTCTGACCATACCTGTTCAAGCCTTTGGTTTTTTTGGTTTTGGATCAACCTGTCGTTAACGAACTTATCAACACCGTTGAGGGCATCGGTATATTCTCGGAGTTTGGCTTCCGGGTCTTCCAAAAATGTAGAGGACTCCCGAAGGACTTCCCCGAGCACGGTGCCATCAACCTTGAGACCGAAAAAGTCCTTTAGTACATTGACGAATGCCTGCCAGAGGGTGGACTTGGATCCTGTTGTAGGTTCGAGGCCTAGGGACTTTGCTTGCGCATCCGTAATCTCGATACCATCCAGGAATCTTTGCATTTCGATATTGGACCCTGCCTCGGTGATGAACTCAACGAGCTGGGCGTCTTTTCCGGCACCGTCAAAACCGTATGCAAGACGCTCTTTCAGGCCGATGCCAAATGGGTTTTCTGCAAGCCTATTATACTCTTCTAGCGCAAACTCGTGAAGCTTCTCGATGTTCTCAAACGCACTCTTGTACTTATTGTATACCCCCGCGACTTGTATTTTTTCACCCCTCGCCTTTTGATCCTCGGCAAGCAGTAGGTCGGTCTTCGAGATAAGTTTAATTTTTCTCGCCATCCCTGGATTTTTCTCAGTCACACCAGTTAACAGCTTAGAGAATCGGTGAGTCAGCACGTGGAATATCTCGTGGATAACCGTGTGATATCCGCTCGCAACGTCTCGCGAATTGTCAAGGTGTATGTCGCCAAGTCTCATAGTGTAATCCCCGGATTCGCTATCCACATCCACGTCGCCTAAGATAACTTTACCGGTCTCTGCTTGGCGCTTTGCAGAATCGAACATACTAAATTTCACTTTGCCGTGACTCTCGTCACCATCTTTACGTTTACGGGATTTATAGAGAGTGCGAAAGGCGGTGAGGACCTCGTAGATACCTCTAAGCCTTGGGTCTCTCTCGGACATACCTAACCGTTTTTCATAGAGAGCTACTGATAGGTTCTCCTCCAATCTTTTAACCATCGAATCGATTACCTGCCCGAGTGGAACCGCGAACTCACGAGGTTTTTCCCGGAGTTTCTTAAATATAGGTATTTCGGACATTGGGGGGAGTTGAGATCCTGCTTGAAAATCTTCGCCCATTTTTCCCATTCTCTCCGGACCGTCTAAATCGCCCGCCTCTAGCCTATCTATCTGCTTCTGGACATCTCCCCTCCATTTGGTGAACGAAGCACCCTCAGCCTTGCCCCAGAATCCCTTCCACATGAGCCAGACTAGCTGTAGCATATTATTATCCGATTCAGCGATCTTGGATACCCACTGCCCGATCTCTAGATCGAAATTCGGGTTATCTACCGCCTTGGGGGGCGCGCCTAGCTTTTCAAATTCTGCTGTAAGTTTGGAGCTATTTTCAGGAAGGACTGACTCAAAACCGCCAGGCTTGTCCACACTCATAGCATCATCGAGATGATAGCTATTGGAGATCGCCCACCCCAGGATTTCATCTTCCGTCCAGTTTGTGACCTCATCTAGAGACTCGAGAATATCCCGAACGGCTATACCCATCCGGATGTTCTTCTGCTTTATGTCATCGAGCTGGATGTTATTATCGGAGGATGGAGGCTCACCGGTTTGCCCGGCCTGCTTGTCGGCATAGTCGGGATCGAACGTACCTTCGGGAGGATCTTCCCGATCCTTAACCTTAGTGCCAGTAGCGTCGCCATCGGCGGATTCCTGGCTTTCAGTATCCCCCACATCTTCCCCTGGCTCAGAAGGACCTTTGTCCGCCGCCTCTTTTTGCTCAAATACGCTCTTGTCGCCCTCGGCTTGGTAAGCACCCGAGTCACGGGACATGATGCTCTGTTCCACTTTCTCGTCAAGCTGATCAACCCGGCGGCCGTTGAATGCTGCGGTCATTATGGGCTCGATCGCTTCCCGGATATCACTCAGCCAGGCAGAGAGTTCGGCGGTGTCCGTATCACCCCAGAGATTTGAATCGTTGAACCAAGCGCTTTTAGCTGCCTCGGTCGACAATTCCTCAAGTAACTCAGGGAGGGCTTCTTTCCAAAACTCATCCTTGACCGAGTGAGTGATTGGGCCTCTGATCTGTCCGAGCCTGCGCTTGAACTCGCTGTCCGTATCGTAACGCTTCCTAAGAAGTGTGCGCATGAGCTCCTTGCTAATCTTGGTGTCGGCCTTGACCCCCAGTTCGTTAGCCCAAGTTCTTGCCTCCTTACCCGTAAGAGTTGGGCCATCAGATTGCTCGGCAAAATCGTCCGGGTTTATCTCCCCGTCCTTAACGGCCTGTGGATTTTTGAATGCCTGATAAGCGGCCTCAACGGAGTAGAACTTTCTACCCTCATGCTCGAAGGGTTTCGCGAGGTCATATAAGGGGGAGAGTTCCGGGTTGATACCTTTTCCAAAATTGACGTCTACCGCACGCTTACCCTTCCGACCCTCGGCCTTCGACTTAGTGTCTTTGGCTGGTGGTAAATCGCCTTTGAACAAATAGTCCAGAACCGCAGTAATCTTGGCATCGGAGGTGGTAGCTTCAGTATCTGCAAATATGAATATGCTACCTGGTTCGAACTCAATACCCTGACCCATTTGCTCAAGGATTCCGCCCTTACCACGAACTACTTTGGAGATGTCGAAGTCTTTATCGGATATGTCTACCACGATCGTCATTCTGTCCGAATCGTCCTTAGCTAACTCGACCAGGTTTTTAAACCGGGCGCTACCGTCCTTGGACGATTTGAAGATCACGGAAATGCCTGCTTCGGTCAGGTTATCCACATCGATTTCCTGATCGTTTTCTTTACGCTCCTTGGACTTCTTGACCGTTCCGTCGGGAAGAGTTTCCTCCGAAGCTTCAACGGTCTTACGCTCATCCATGGCGTATGTTCGACCGGCCTCCCCTGGGTCCATACCGTTCTGTTCAAACCACTCCCTGATCAAGTCACTCTTACCCTTTTCACCCTTGTCGTCATTTACGATGAGGAGTTTGGGTTCGGACATAGGAGGCTCAACTGCTGCGGAGTCCATATCCACCTGAGTCTTCAGTTTCGTCAGACGGTCAAGCTTCTCGAGCAAGTCACCGTAGGTCTGTGGAAATTCTTCGGTACTGTTTCCGGTCTTCGCATCGAGGTCTATGTTCAGATCCTTGTACATCCGCTCGAGGAGTGGGTGCAATATGCGCTGGATTATGTACGGTGCAAATTGCTGACCAGGGGTGCTCTTGTTATCTCCCGTAACTTCGGTATCAGCAAAGTGTGTGAAAGACCGTACCCCAAGCTTGAAAATTTGTTCAGCCAAACGGGCTGCGGTGTAATGACTGTCGCTGCTTGCGGCATTCTGTCTATCCACACCCTTCTTCTCTTGCTCCGCGAGCCAGGCCTCTGTCGCTTGGTCATGGAGACTTGGACGGTTATATAGCTCCGCTGTCGTGCCGGCTTTCGAATCTGGCGATCTATCTTCTCCCCTGTCTATCGCTTTCCGAATGTTCAGCTCTGGGTCTTTTTGAGCAGCTAGAGTCTCCGGGTCTTGATCGATTCGGGTAACATTGATGACTTCTGTCCCCGGTCTGACGCTTAATTGTCCGCTGCCATCCTCATATTCCCAGAACCCATTCTTGAATATGGCGTCGATCTCAACATCCACCCCATCCGCATCAACACCCTTGAAACTGATCTTCTCACCATCCTCGGCACCCTGTGCCATGAATGTTGCGGATAGATCTTCGCGATCCTTATAAGTAGCATTCCATTTGGCAAATCTCCCGGCGTCATCGCGAACGCGATCCGGGATTTCAAACTCCGCACCCAAGCCTTCGCCGGTCTTCTTGAGCTGACCAAAAACCTTGTCAGCTTGCGATTTGTACAGGCTGAGTATGTTGTAAGTCTTGTCCAGATTCACCCTTTTGAACTCGCCGTGAGCACCCTCTTGGGCCTCTACTTTGAAATCCGGGTTATCCAAAGACTCGTCCAACTCAACGTACGCGTAGCCATCGTTACGGAACTTCCTCGGATACTTATCTTCTCTCCTACTAAAACCGGTTCTATTACCCACATTCCAGCTAAATTGGGGGACATAGTAGACTTCACCGTTTTCGCCATACTGCGGGGTTTGCTCTACAAAATTACGCTCAATGGTGTTGAGCATGGTTTCGGCGAGTTCCTGATTGGCATCCTTGCCGATAAATTCAAGGTACCAATCGCGGTACATTTGGAAAATATCCTTCCTCTTGGCGACGGAGACTTTTCGTATCTTCTCCTGCTCCCTCGTGATCCGAGTATAAAATTCGTCTAGGATCGACTCCTTCTGAGAATCGCTTAGGTCGGGATTGTGCATGACCTTTCGTCTCTCGCGCTGAAGCTTGTTCAGTTCCTTGCTCTGTCTGGTAAGACCCTCGTACAAGTTTTTGTGCTGCTCCTTGAACTTACTAAAGGCTTTGTTATCTTTCCAGCTATCGTTACCCGTTTTCTGTTTAAATCTCTTCTCGAGCAGATCGTCTACAAATAAGCGGTCGGCTTGCTCACCATGAGCTTGAGAAAGGGCCTCGCGGGCGTCCGTGTAAGCCTTCCCGGCCTTCTTATGCCAACCTCCCAGAGGGCCAATCTCCTCTTCCCATTGGGTGAGGATTTCATCAATGGCCTTCATCTTCCAGTGCCAATAATCGTACTGTCCCAGGGCTTCGGTCCACATTTTCCCGCCGGGTATCCGATCGGGCTGGGGCTTTTCCCGTCCGCCGGGGTTGGTCTGGACGTCACCAAAGCCCCCTTCGACACGAACGCGGTTAGTATAATTACCGTTTTTATCCTTCTGGTTTAGCCACTTTGTCAGGCTCGGGAACTTTCCGGTCTTATTAGAGTCTCCCAGCCGGGCCTTTTCAAACGCATACTTGTCCTTGAGAAAGGCGATATCTTCCTGCCGGTAGTACTCGTACATCTCATTCCAGGAGGTCCATTTATACTCCTCCACCACGGGCGGGCGGAAGCGAAATTTGTCGGCGTCGGGCATGGTGCCCGTTCTTTCCTGCTCTTTGGTGACCTGGTTCTCGAACTTCCTGTATTTCTTAGAGTCTGAGTCGAAAGGCAGAGGCTTCTCTCCCTTAAACGAATCGAGGTATCGCTGATACAGGCGGCGCCTCTCCGCCCTAGACTTCGGTTTGATATCAACGGTTCTGAAGGTCTCAGTTATCCTACCCTTCTCATACGGCTCGGCATGTAGATGGTACTGTATGAGTTTCTCAATATCGCGCTGCTTGGCCCGTAAGGCGCCCCGATCCTTCCAAGTTTGATCCTTGAGCTGGCTGAGAAGCCTAGTGAGCTCACGTACCTTATTGTGCTGAAGCCACATCATGGTGAGCCCGGTCTGATCCATTTCCGCTCCGGTATAACTTGCGGTTTTGGCAACCTCGGCGAGAAGGTAATCCTCGGGGGAGTACGCCATTTGCGTGCTCATGCGGGCCCGCGTCTTGCGGGTTTCCGCACTGCCGTCAAGGGATTCCGCGTTTGCCTCCCAGACCATCTTAGCAAGGATTGTCAAAAGGCTGGTTCCCTCATCGGGTGTTCCTTGAACGATTACCCTCCGTCGCAGGTCGTTGGTATTTAAGCCTCGACCGGTGATCGGCTGGTGCATGGATGCCTGAGCGGCAGCCACATAGAGCTTGTATTGGCGGGGGGTCATGCCGTAGGCTCCGTGGTAGGTATTAGGATCTTTCGATTTAGTGCTTAGATCTGGAGTAATCTTTTTCAGATCAAATTGGTCATAAAAGGTAACGGTGTCCGTCTTGGCGCCCTCGAACGGAACGCCACCAAGTAGATGCTGGCCGTCTGCGATCTCCATCTGTTTCCCATCCTTACCCTTATATTTCTTAGGGTAACCTTTCTTATCGAACAGCTTGAGCGCGCCTCCCCATCCCTTATTGCTATGCGTGGATAGAACTCCGAGGGTCAGGGGCTTGAGCACGCCCCCCTCTTTGATGAACGTATTCGCAAACGGTCCGTGCATAACACGAACATTCTTCCAATCGACCCCATAATTTTCGGGAGCGAAGAGCATCTCTGCTTCCTGGAGCAATTCGATATGCCGGGCCAGAGCCTTTTGCCTGCGGGTCTTGGCTTCGGCCTGCATGAAATCCATATAAGCACGGGGCAGGCGCATGGTCTGAGCAATGCGACGGCTGAGCTCATCCGTAAATGCTTGATCCTTGCCCTCGTCCACCAGATCGGGCTGCCGGCTCTTGACCTCTTCGCGCATGACCTGAGCAAACTTAGCCCATTCCTTTACTTGTGAGGCGTATGTCGTGTAATCCCTAGTCGGGGCGGATTTTTGTTTCTTTCCCGTATTCTTCGCCGTCTTGGTTTTACCCCTCCTGGGTATCAGGAGCTTGGCGACTCTTTCGTTAAACTTCTGGGCATTTGCGAAATTGTCAGTCTTTTCATAGGAGGTCGGCAGTGCGGCAATCTCCTTTTTCTGGTTTTGATCCAAGGACTGGGCATCTCTGAGCATATTCATGAACTGGTGAACACGCATGCGCTTACCCTTTTTGCCATATGTCTTGCCGCCTATCTTTACGACAACCCCTTCGGAATTCATTATGGCATTGAAGAATTCAATCATGAAATTCTCGTTGTGCCCGCGCTCTCTGAAGAACCTTGCTTGCTGCTTAACGTATGTAAAATTTTCGCTGGCATCCATCCGGTCGAAATACTCGACCTCGGAAGCTTCCAGCCCCTCTCCTACCTCGGCCCGAATTTGCTCCTGAATGGCTTTGATCATTCCGGAGTGGATAGCTCTCTTGTCTCCCTCGGGGATGGCTTTTTCCTTCTTAGCCTTTTCTTGGACAGTGGTCTTGTACAGGAGCGCGAAACCCTCTCCGGGAATATAGACAAGTTTGTTACCCTTCTTTTTGACCAAGCTGTTTTTGCTGGCCGTTTCCCAATCCTTCAGGGTGGCCTTACCCTTATTCTTCTTGATCCACTCCTGGAACTTCTCTTTGGACTGGATCATACCCTTCTTGGGCTTGTTTGTCTTCTTCAGATTGACCATCTCCTTGTAACCCTTCTTGGGATCAAGCGGGCTTGTGACCAATTTTTGATTACCGCGGGTCTCTGACTTTTTTTCGAACGGCTTCTTAACCTTCTTAATCGATTTCTCAAGGGCTTGCTGCTCGTCCATTGCGGCCAGCTTTTCCTGACGGATCATGTCCTGGGCCTCACCGAGATCGGCTTCGCCCTTCGCCATAGCTTCCTCGACAGCGTCAATCTCAGGCATGTCGAAGGAGTCTGTAAAGCGGTCGATGAGATCGAGACCCCACTGAGAGCGCCCGCCCTTGCCGAATGATAGTAGCGTATCGAATTCCGACATTTCCCGAAGAACATCCATCCAGCTGATCTGGCGGACTACATTATCCCAGTCTTCGGTAGATACTCCCTTACTGTCTATGCCTAGTGCCTCGAGCCTTTGGTTAACCAGTTTGTTACGAGCATCTACCAAAGCTTTCTTGAATTTCTTGGGGTCGGTTATCAGCTCCTCGATTTTCTTAAGAGACTCAATGACGGCTTTACGGGTCGCCGCTTTTTGCGGATCGAAAGAGTCTTTGGTGTAAACCTGCTCCTCCTGACCCCTGATCTCATCAACTCGTACCTGTGCGCCGGTTCTGGTAGGCGTGGTCTCCGACTTAGGCTTCCCTGGGAGAGGCTTTTCGGCGGTTCTCTCAACCGGCGCGGGCATACCATCCTCGATGAGCTTGGCCAACCGAGCCATCTCATTTCTTATGCTCGCAGCGGCACCCTTTTCGTCTAATTCAACTTGCGTGCGACCGTCATTCATCCACGATCTTTGCTCTTTAACGAACTGCCCGGCGTGCCTCTTTTGTTCCTTTATCGTAAGATTGTCGTAACCGGGGATAGACTCCTTAAAGCGGAGATTGATTTTGCCCTCGTGGGGTGTTATATCACCGAAACCCTGTTCCAGAAAAGCGCTGACCTGAGCCATTTCGGGCGAGCCGTAGAACTCGGCCATTTGCTTACTACTAAGCTTGTTAACCCAGGTGCCACCTACTCCAGGTGAGGGGTAGAATTTTCCTGTTTGTAAAATCTTTTGGCCGAGACCAGTGGATTGATAGAACGGCACTTCGACGCCGTTAATTTCGGCCTTTATCCAAACTCTTCCGCCGCCGTCTGTAAGTGCTTTACCTCTAAAAGGTATAAACCTAACCACATTCGGCCCAAGCTGAAATTCTTTCGGGGTGCCGTCGTCGTTGAGTAAAGACTCTTCAAATTTAGAAACCTGATCCCATGTCTTTTCTGCCGGAGGGTCAATCTTGAGCGCCTCTATTCGAGCCTTAGCTTTCTCGATTTGAGCTATAGCTTCAGGGGTGTTTACTTTTCTAAGCTGCTTTATGTACTTCTTTAGGGCGTCAAACTCCTTCTCATTCTTAAGTACGTTATTTAAATTCTTTTGCTGGGAGGGTGTTAGGCTGAGCGTGTCGGGTTTTGCGGGATCACCCTCGATGGATGGGCTCCCTGGAACTTTTCTGATTTTATCTATTGCCTCAGTATCCAACGCTTCACCTACATCCTCACTCTTCCTAGGCTCGGTCTTGCCCTCAGACTTCTCCCCAGGAACCTGGGCGTCGAGCATGCGGTTTACGTCACCATCCACATCCTCGTACAGCTCAGTAAGGAGATCTACCTTCTCCTTGGACCACTTCTTGGCTTCCGGATCGGCAAATTTCTTGGCTTCTTTTTTGCCAATAGGAGTGTCATCGGATTTGGTAAATGCGCTGACCTCGGGGGTCATGAAAATCTTATTACCGCCCATGAGGGCTTCAATGGTCTCGATAAGCGGGCCTTGATCCTTCTTGTCGTATTTCTGGATCTTCTCCCACAACCACTTGATGCCTTCCTCCTGAGACATTTGCTCCATGCCCTCGGGCAATGCAGCTCCGCGAACGCCGTCGGCAGACCAATCCTGATCCTGAAGAGTGTCACCCATGCGCACACCGGTCGGTCCCCAGCCCATTGCGTTAAGAATCACACCGTCAACCTGGGCGGCAAAAGCACCGGCGTTATCCACGCTACCCATCTTCCCCTCCATAAGGGGGTAGACGAACTTCTTCATGAACTTCTTGACCGGTTGAGCGACCGTACGGTCAGAAGGGTTGCCTGCGAGATTACGGGCAAACTGCAAGGCGAACCACTCCTCGGCTTGGGTTCGGGAGCTGGTATCCTGGAAGCGCCTCATGACCTCCGACTTTTGACCATCCTCCAGCGCACTGAACTTCGCATTAGGGATTTTTAGATGGTACTCGGCGAAGGAGTTTAACTTTTGCTCAGAGGTGAGTGAGTTATACACCGACATCAAGTCCTTGACGTCCTTAAAAATAGACAAACGGGCCCAGTGAGCGCCTTCGTGGAAGAGCCCGCGAATTGGGTTCTCCTTCATCTTGTCAGCGTTCAGGAAAACGGTGGATCCACCAAAGGATGGATCGTCATAGTGTTCGAATAAACCTTCGGAATCTATGCTGTCGGGAGTTCTCTCGGCTACGACCCAGCGCAACTCTTTGAATTTCTCGGGATTCATTTCCTGAAAGCGGAACATGAAGTCCTGAATTACCTGAGCCTGACGGTTTTCAGGGCTGTTCGGATTGGCGGGGTCGAAGTTAATGCCCGCGGCCTGAATCATGTCGGCTGCCGCATTATCCGCAGAGTCGTACTGTCTAAACTCTTGGACCAAACCTGCCCGGGTGACAGTGCCCTGGGAGCCTACCTGCTGCCCGTCGATCGTCATGGGCTGAACATTCGAGTAGGTCGGAGTAGCCTGAGCGAAATTCTTGCGAGCGGCTTCTCTCTTGCCCCCGCGCCAGGCTTCACTCATGGCACCGTAGATACCAAAGGGGCTGACGATCTCGAGAGCACCCTCCGCAGCGATCGCATCCCAATCGAAGGACTCGCCAGGTTTCATGGCCAGATACTGACCAAGCGCTTCACCACCCATTCCGAAGCCCATTTGGGCCCCTGTTTCCGGAACGATGCTTGATTTGAATCTTTGCCAACTGGAGAACACAGGCATATCAATACCGGCCTGTTGCCAATCGCTACGCCCATGCTTTTTTGCCCAGCGGGTAGCATCCACATGCTTGCCACCCTTCATTCCGAGATAGCGGGTGGTCTGCCCAATCCGGCCAGCCATCAAACCGCCTACCGAATCCATAAGACCTACACCAAACGATTTGGCGAGAGCGGTGTCCTTCAGAGCTTCTCTGATCTGCGGGCTCTGCCAGGCGGCCATGAAAATCTTAGGGTCGTGAACATCAACGCCCAGACCGCTCATTTCCTCCATGAGCTTACCGTTGTACTCGAGCGCAGCACTTGCCACACCGGCATTCAGTCGAGCTCCGAGCCCTATTGTGCCAAACAAGCCGCCCTTACCCCTCATCTTTTGGATTGCTCCATGACCCAGGGCCGCTGGTCCTGTGTACTTCATAAAAGTGTTAACCATTGTCGGGAAGTACGCCGACGTAACACCAGCTATGAGCTCGGGGAGGGCCTCGGCATTACCGAAGATCAACCCGACCGCTTCCATAAGATTCTTAGACTTACCGCTGGATATTCTCTTTAAGGCCGAGCTTGTCGGGATGTCCTCGATATCCTGGGATATGTCGATAAGGGTCTGAATGTCTGACTCGTCGGCTTGCCCCATGGCGAAGTCCAAACTGAGATCAGCCATGTCGGCCTGCTTAAGTCCGCGATTCCACTCGTTTTTTATACCCTCCCAGAATCCGACCTGATCCTCGGCCGAGGACAGTTGTTCGTAAAGTCTGCTACTTAGCCCGAAATCGCCCGCAACCTTGAGCGCGCCGTGCCAATTCTGTCTAGCTTTGTCAACCTTGAGCTTGAGCTGGTCGGAATTTTTATTCGCTCCGCCGATCTCCTTTAGCAACTCGAGTTGAGAGTTGCGGAAGATCTCCTTGGCCTGCAAGGCACTCTTCATGACCTTTGCGGCTTCAATCTTTTCCGCTCCCCCAAGCTGAGCTATAGCTTCCTCAATCGGAAGACCCTTGAATTCTGTGAACCCTGCATCCTTGAGCTTGTCGGCATCGAGAATATCAATGAAGTCATTGGACATGCCTCGAGGAGCCGTACCTGAATGGCCGACCATAAATCCGCGATTCTGCATGTTCCGGCGACGTTCCATGCCGGCACGCTCGGACATGATAGTATCAATGTCTCCTGAGAAAGCTTGCTGACGTCTTTTGCTCTGGGCGGCTTGGCCGGCGTTCTGACCGGTATTAAAGTCTGTAGCAGTTGGAGACTTGCGGCGGGGGTCGACCTTGTGAAGGTTTGTGATCTCTCCTGTATTAAAATCAACTACCGGATCCTCCCACTGCATGGAGTCGAGAATCTTATTTATCTCTCTCGGATCCTTCTCGCCCTTGCCCCTACTCTTCAGAGCCTCGTCCATTGCCATCCGCTGATCGAGCGGAATGGAGGTCATCTCCTCGAGCATTCGGACCTTGGTGTCATTGGCCTGGTCGCTCATCAATTTGCGGTTGTCCCGCTCCTGTTTGAGCTTGAAGAACTTACTCCTCAGTCCGTTTTCGCCACCCCAGGATCCGAATCTCTTCAGCGCTTCCTGAGCACCCAATTTCTCGTCCGAAGAACCAAACCACCCATCCTCGGAATTAGCTAGCTTGTTAAGTCTGGCGTACTCCTTGTCAATACTGGCTATGTACTCGTCGCCGCTCGCCTTGTCCTGTATGTCGTCATATAGCCCAAGCTGATCGTAAAACGGCCGGATCTCGTTTTCCAGGGAATCGTCGTACAGGCTATTCCATCTGGAGCTAATCTGGCCGTAATTCGACGCTTCCTTACTTATCGCGGAGTAGTTCGTCTTGTACTGGTCATACGTACCCAGATCGTCCAATGGAGAGACATACTGAGGCTGCTCAGCTGGGAAGGGGTTCTGGACCTGGCTAACCTGATTCTGAGGCTGTTGTGGCTTAAGTGGACCACCAAACGGCTGGAATTGCCGTTGAGTTGGTTTGCTTGTGAACTGTCCTAGACCGCTTTTCTTTTCCTCGTAGTCGTCTGACAGTCCTAGTTCGTCGAGCTTGGACATATCTGACTGAAGTTACAGGCGGTTAGCTTTGAGATACCGCATTGCAGCTATTCGCTGCTCTTTTGTGGCTATGGATCCGTCGGGATTCCGTCCTTGCTGTACCAGACTTCGAGCATTCTTCTCCGTCATCTTCGGTACCCCCGGTCCTTGCATTGGTTGGTGCCTAGCGCTATGGAATCCTGGACCGCGAACTTCTTTACCCATACGGAACGGTTTATCCGAGAAATGCTCAACTTGAACCCCTTTTTTCTGAGTAGTTAGCTGCTTCGGGGTGGGCTTATTAGGAAGAGTCGGGTTGGGCTTAGGTGTATTCGTTAGCTGCTTAGGGGCAGGCTTAAGAGGTAAGGCTTTCTGCGGGCCGATATTATTCAGCTTCCGCGGCATACGATTTTGAGGTAGACCCAAAGGCTTTGGTCCCTTCGATCCTAGCTTTCCTATAAGTTTTTGAGCCTGCTTGGGCTTGATCCTGCCTCTACTGAGCGCCCAAGCGGCAAGAGCCGCCAATCCTGCGCCACCCGCTCCCGCTGCCCAAGGTTTCCAGTTAAAGTCTCCGCCGTCTTCGGGGCCTGGAGCTGGGCCTGGGCCTGGGCCGGGCATCGGTTCCGGCGCTTCCGGTGCGGGCTCATCCATAGTCGGAGCCTGCCTATTGAGATATCCGAGAGCGTCGGCCTTGTTCTTGAATGCGGCATCGCCATAATCCTGCATATCCGAGGATAGCATCCTGGTTCCTTCGCTCATATCCATGCTCGGATCGCTATAGCCGTCGGCCATTTTCACGGATCGATCGCCTGCTTGATTCATGAGATTGGCAAGCTTTGCGTGTCCGCCCTCGATTCGGGGTCCTGCTTGTCCGGGAGCGGTAAGTGTGTCGGGGGCGGGGTTGTCCAGGCCCATGCCTCCGCCCATTACGCCTCTGTCTTCTGCCATACTTTGATGGGACTTGACATATTCCTCGTAATTACCGTCTGGGGCCAACTTTAGATACTCTTCCTCTGAAGGTAGGGGGCTCGCTAGCGACTCCTCGGTAGGCCTAAACCCTCTTCTGCCCTGCTCATCTACGAACGGCTCCATTTTGCCTTCTCCTTGAGGAGCCGGAGTTGGCTGAGCCGCCAAAGGATCCGATTGGGGGAGAGCTGGCCTGTTAAGCTCCATCTGCTGCGGAGTAGCTCCGGAGGTAAAAGTCGGCTGTCCGTCGGGTTCGGATGTACCATGTCTGCTTAAAAACTCGTCTGCGCTTTCTGAACGAACGTCCGTCACTTCCAGTGGCTCGGGCGGTTGCTCCTGCGGGCCTACTAAATACTCCTCGGCGCTCGCGTCTCCTCCGGATTTTTCGTAGGTGTCGCCATATTCATGGGTTTGGTAGCTACCGTCGGGATTTTGCGTAAGACCGGTGCCCGGGGTTTGCATACCGCTCTTGTCCATGAACTCCTGGCGGGTTACTTGGCCGGGCATAATGTTCTCATTATTCGGATCATCGGGATCCGCGAAATAGTTTCCTCCGCCCCATTGCGGTTTGGCGGCTTCCTGAGCTCTGTGATCCTGCAAGCTGTTCATTCCGAGCTCTTGGCGGGCGGCGTTGGCTATGCCATCGGCCCGAGGAGCGGTCCACCCGGAATCCTTGAGGCGCTGATCAGCTGCCCTGCCCTCTTTGCTCGAGGAATCGTAATAGCTGTTCTTCTGGTAAGCGCTGGTTGCCGCTCTCTTCTGCTCGGGAGTCATCGCATCCCAATCACCAGCGGCCCTGCCGCCCGTGGATTCGTAGCGCTGCTTCATGAAATAGTTGGGGTCCTCGCTATAGGTCGGGTTGTAGGTTCCCTTGGACTTCTTGATCTCGTTATCCATCAGGCGATCGGCCTCGGCCTGCATCCGGCCCTGCGCCAAACTCGGCATGGTGGATCCGGATCCGCCCAGTCTCCTGACCTGACCGGGCATAGAATTAGCTTGCGTCTGAAAAGCGGTGGCTGGGTGTTGCCCTCCGGCTCCGGCTCCGGCGCCGGCACCCTCCATAGGCAAGCCTGGGACGTTTTGTCCGGTGGGATCGTCTAAGGTCTGGTTGGGATCGAGCGGGTTAGGCTCCTGATCGGGCAGACCTACTCCGTCAATCATATTAGAGGCCGCTCCGAGAGTTCCTGAGGCTGCTGCGGTCTTAAGGGCTAAACCTTTTTTGGTGCGCCCAAAGTTTTGCAGTTTACTGCCCCAATTCCTTCCGCCGGGCGTGTATTTAGAAAATTTAGGTCCATTAAAAGCGGTCCCAGGCCCACCCTTTCCTATAAAAAGTTTACCGCCTGGAACTTTGCGAATTGCTTGACCTACTTTAGTCGCTCCACCAAGAGCACGAGTGGCCGGCATAACCATGGCAACATCCATGGCATCCTGCCCAGTCCAGTCTCTTTGGGTACCCTCGTCAGTCCAGTTTTGCCCCTGAAGGGCTTTGGGCATAATCTGCTTACCGCCCAG